GAGTTCTTGCAAAAAAGGAGAATACAATTTGAGTAAGCCGATTCCAGACCAAGTTTTAAACTTTGGTAAAGTAGCAAAAGATCAAGTAGAAGAAATTGATCCTAATAATATTCCAAAAAAATTGACTGAGAGACTACCTAAACCGACAGGTTGGAGAATAGTAATTTTACCTTACAAAGGAACAGGTAAAACAAAAGGTGGTATTATTTTATCAGATCAAACTATTGAAATGCAATCAGTCAGCACAACATGTGGATACGTGTTAAGTGTGGGACCAGATGCATATAAAGATTTAGAAAAATTCCCGGAAGGTCCGTGGTGTAAAGAGAAAGACTGGGTTATCTTTGGTAGATATGCAGGTTCTCGTCTTCAAATTGAAGGTGGAGAAATTCGTATTTTAAATGATGACGAAATTTTAGCAACAATCAAGAATCCAGAGGATATCTTGCATTTATATTAATAACATGGAGGAACCATGCCAGAACAAGCAATAAATACAGCGAAAGATGAACCTGTCGTTAGTGTCCCCTCTGAGGGAGATTCCGTAGATGTTAATCTACAGGAAGAAAAACAAGAAACACAGGACAGTACACAACCTGAAGTTGTAACTCAAGAATCTCAAGGTGAAGAACTTGAAGAGTACAGTGATAAAGTTAAAACTAGAATTAACAAACTCACAGGCAAACTACGTGAAGCAGAAAGAAGAGAACAAGCTTCTTTTCAATATGCAAAACGTGTAGCAGATGAAAATAAAAAACTAAAAGCTAAATCAAATAGCTTAGATGCTTCCTATATTCAAGAATTTGAAGCTAGGACTCAAATAGAAACTAAAAAGGCTGAACAAGACTTACAAACTGCAATTCAAACAGGAGATGCGTCAGCACAAGTTGAAGCACAAAAAGCCTTGGCGAAGTTATCTATTGACAATGAGCGTCTTTTAGCTACAAAAGAAGCTAAGGAAAGTTTAAAAGAGGAACAAAAAGAGGATGTTACACCTGAGCAGCTTCGAGATGCTCCTCCCAAAAAAGTAGATCCTAAAGCCGAAGCTTGGGCTGAAAAAAACCCTTGGTTTGGTAAAGACGAGGCAATGACTTATGCTAGTTTTGGAATACATAAAAAACTAGTTGAAGAAGAAGGATTCAATCCTAATTCAGATGAGTATTATGCTGAAATTGATAATAGGATCAAAACCGAGTTTCCCCATAAGTTTGGGGCAAATAGTTCGGAATCTACGAGACCCGTCCAACCCGTAGCTTCTGCTGGTCGTTCAACAACGCAATCAACATCAGGACGCAAAACAGTTAGACTATCTCCGAGCCAAGTCCATATCGCCAAGAGACTTGGAGTACCTCTGGAGGAATACGCTAAATACGTGAAGGAGTAATAGCATGGAAGATAAAACCAAAAAGACCTCACGCACCGATGCTTCTCGTGAAAAAACAAAGAGAGCACAACCTTGGCGCCCACCGTCAAGCTTAGAAGCGCCACCGGCGCCTCCAGGATTTAAACATAGGTGGATAAGAGCTGAGACTCTAGGAACTGAAGACAGAAAGAATATGGCTGGAAGACTTCGTGAAGGATTCGAGCTAGTTCGTGCTGATGAGTTTCCAGATTTTCACTCACCTACAATAGAAAATGGAACGCACGCTGGTGTTATAGGAGTTGGTGGATTATTGCTTGCTCGTATACCAGAAGAAATTGTTGAGCAGAGAGCGGAATATTTTGCAGAGCAAACTAAGACGCAAGAAGAATCTGTCGATAATAATCTTTTTAAAGAGCAGCATAGAAGTATGCCTATTTCTTCCGAGAGGAATAGTAGGGTTACTTTTGGTAGTGGTAGAGGAAACGACAAAAATTAATTTTTGTTATGGGTCCTATCACTTATAAAACAACTAACTGGTTAAGGAGGACTTATAACCATGGCAAACAAAGACGCACCATTCGGTTTTAGACCTGCAAAGATGTTGGGTGGAGCACCATTTAATGGCGGCCAAACAAGTTATGGCATTGAAAGTGGATACAATACAGATATATTCACAGGAGATGCAGTTGAGTTACACACAGACGGTACTATTACCGTAGGTGCTGCAGCGGCAACTAATTTAATTGGCGTATTCAATGGATGTTTTTACACTGACTCTACAGGTAAACCGACATACTCAAAACATTGGCCTGCAAGCACTGTCGCAAGTGATGCAGTAGCTTTTGTTATTGACGACCCAAACGTACTTTTTGAAGTACAAGAAGACAGCACTAATATCGGAGCTTCATGGCCTGATAATAGAGGATCAAATGCTGACTTAGTATCAACTCACGCAGGCAGTACAGCTATTGGAAGATCTAAACAAGAGTTAGACTCCAGTTCAATTACTGCGGCCACAGCACAATTTAGAATAGTGGATGTTGTTTCTGATGAATACAACAACGACACAGCTAGTGCTAACGGGAACTATCTCGTTAGAATTAACGAAGGTCTTCACTACGCTAATACTGCTGGTATTTAATAGGAAGGACTAAAAAATGGCTATATCAAGAAGTCAACTCGTAAAAGAGTTAGAACCTGGTCTTAATGCCCTGTTTGGTCTTGAATATGCAAGATACGAGCAGGAGTGGTCAGAAATTTTTGACACAGAAACTTCAGACAGAGCGTTTGAAGAAGAAGTAGAACTTTCTGGCTTCGGTAGTGCACCAGTAAAAGCTGAAGGAGCAAGCGTACAATTTGACGATGCTACAGAAGCTTTCACTAGTCGTTACTCACACGAAACAATTGCTTTAGCATTTGCTATTACTGAGGAAGCAGTAGAGGACAACCTTTACGATAGCCTAAGTTCTAGATACACAAAGGCTTTAGCACGTTCAATGGCTAACGCTAAAGAAATTAAGGGTGCAAACGTTCTTAACAGAGCATTTAACTCTTCTTTCACAGGCGGAGACGGTGTTGAATTATGTTCAACTGCACACTTAACAGTAGCAGGTGGCAACTATGCCAACGAACTATCAACATCTGCTGACTTGAACGAAACATCATTAGAGCAGTCATTAATTGACATCGCAGGCTTTATTGATAATCGTGGTCTTAAAATCGCTGTAAAGGCAACAAAGATGATCATTCCAGTTAATCTTCAGTTCGTAGCTGAAAGATTAATGAAGAGTCAGTTAAGAACTGCAACTTCAGACAATGACATTAACGCTATCGGTAACATGGGTATGATTCCTGGCGGATACGTTATCAACCATTATCTGACAGATACAGATGCATTCTTTATTAAAACTGATGCACCTAATGGTCTAAAGCACTTTAATCGTGCGCCTATCAAAACTTCTATGGAAGGCGATTTTGATACAGGTAACGTAAGATACAAAGCTAGAGAGAGATATTCATTTGGATTCTCTGATCCTAGAGGTATCTTTGGCTCACCAGGAGCGTAATAAATAACCAAAGAATGGGGGTATATCCCCCATTCTTCTTATTGCAAATCTTCCTTAAAACTGTATACATTAACATAAGAACTACATAGACTGCTAACGCAGACGATATAGAGACTATGTGGTAAGGTCTATATAACCAAGGAGGTTTAAAATGGCTAATTCAACTTTTTCAGGTCCTTTAAGATCTGAAAGCACAGTTAAAACTGTTAGTAAGAATGCCAGCACTGGAACTATTACTGAAATCATAACTATGGGTGATGCACCTGTAGCACTAGGTGATGAAAATAAAACTCTTGATGCGGCAACTCACAGTGGAAGAACTCTTGTAGTTCCTGCACTTGCAGCTAATAGAACTATTACTTTACCAGCTCCCGTTGCTGGTCAATGTTACAAATTAATTTATGGTGGAGCTGCGGAAGAAGCAGAAAATTTAATTATTTTAACACCAGGTAATACTAATTTTTTCATTGGTGGTGTTGTTCATTTAGATTCAAATGCTGACAACGTATCTGTTTATTCTAACGGAAGCTCTAACTCAAGCTTAACTCTTACAGACTTTGGTTTGTTTGAAATTAATATTTTAGCTAAAGATAGTACAAATTACTATATTTGGGGTTACCAAGAAGGTGCAGACGTACCTGCATTTGCAGATCAATAATATATATATTGTGGGGCTTCGGCCCCACAAGTTCTTAATTAAGGAGGGAACATGGCAGACACAGTAACAGGACCAACAATCCTACAACAAAACGATAAAAGAGTTACTATTAAAATTGTAGTTCAATCTGATGGATCAGGCGGAACCACAGTATTTGGTGACGTTTCTGCTTTAGCAGATAACAAAGAAGGTCAATCAGTATCGACACTTTCACTACAAAGACTATGGTGGACATGCTCTAACGGTGATGGGGGAAACTCTTTTGCTAGATTGGATTATGAAGATTCAGATGGAGATATTCCTATAGTAACATTAATAGATTCTGGTTATTGGGATTTTAGAGAGTTTGGTGGAATACCAGCTAACACAAGTAGCAATAGTAATCAAAACGATATTAATTTTGTTGTAGCTAGTGCAGCTGACTCTGGTAACACATATACCTGTATAGCAGAATTTCTAAAGAATTATTAGGAGTAAAACATGCCTACATACTCAGGTACTAACGCATTTACTCTCACAATAGAAGAGGTTATAGCAGAGTCATATGAAAGATGTGGCCTTTACGTAAGGTCTGGGTATGATCTCAAAACTGCTAGAAGATCTTTAAATTTATTGTTTGCTGAATGGGCTAACAGAGGATTAAATCTTTGGACCATTGAACAGAGAACTAAAACTCTCGTTGCAGGAACATCGTCTTATGATTTAGATGATGATGTAGTAGATGTATTATCTGCTGTCATAACAGAAGCTAGTGATTCTACGGTTGATAGACAAATAGAAAGAATAAGTAGAGCTGAGTATTTAAACATATCAAAAAAATCTACTTCTGCTTCACCTACACAGTATTACGTGGAGAGAACAATAACTCCTAAATTGTATGTCTATGCAACTCCAGATTCAGCAGATACCTTTAAATATTATGCAATGACTAGAATTGCAGATGCTGGAACTTATACACAAAATCCAGAAGTGCCTTTTAGATTTTTTCCTTGTTTAGTATCAGGACTTTCATATTACATAGCTATGAAAAAAGCACCCGACAGAATACAACTTTTAAAACAAGTATATGAAGATGAGTGGCAAAGAGCTTCTGCTGAAGATAGCACTAGATCTAGTATTAAAATAGTGCCTGATGTTGGAGTAATGTAATGGCAACAGCAAAAGGAAAATATTCAAAAGCAATATCTGATCGTAGTGGATTTGCTTTTCCTTATACAGAAATGGTTGAAGAACACGATGGAGTGCTTGTGCACAGATCTGAATTTGAACCAGAACATCCACAAGAAGACAATCCTTCTACACACAGAGCAGATGCCGAAGCTTTAAAAAATTCAAGATCAGATAGGTCAGAGCCTATTGAAGTTCTAGTGGGTAGTAAAACTTTTTTTGATCAAAACAAAACAATGGTTCCACAAAAACAAAATGAAATTATTTTTTCTGCAAAAGTTAATGCAGTGACAGTGAGTATATCATGACAACATACACAGAACTAACACAACAAATATTGGACTACACAGAAGTTGGAACAGATGTTCTTACTTCTACAATTACAAATGACTTTATCGAACATGCTGAAAATAGAATATTTAGAGATGTAGATTTAGATGTTTTTAAATCAAATCAGACTGCTAATTTATCAACTAGTAATGCTTTCGTTTCATTACCAGGTGGATCTTCTCCTACGTTAGAATCGCTAGGTACAATTAGAACTATGCATATTTTTCCAGCCTCTGGAACACCAACAAGAACTATGCTGGAACAAAGAGATGTCAGTTTTATAACAGAATATGCTCCAGATAGAACTGCTACAGGAGAACCTGTGTATTGGGCATGGTGGGATCATAACTCATTAATAGTTGCACCTACACCAGATTCTGCTTATAATGTGGAATTAGGAATCACAAGATTACCATCAAGGTTATCTAGTACAAACGCAACGTCTTGGTTAGGCAACAATGCTCCAAGTGCGTTATTGTATGGAAGCCTTGCCGAGGCCTTTAAATACTTAAAGGGACCAGCAGAAATGCTGCAATTATACGAACAATCATATCAACGTGCTATTCAAGAGTTAGCTGTAGAGCAACAAGGAAGGCATCGTAGAGATGAATACATGCAAGGGGCAATTAGATTGCCTATTAAATCAACAAGTCCATAAGGAGGGTAAACTATGGCAATTACACAAGCTGTGTGTACTAGTTTTAAACAAGAGCTTTTAACTGGCACTCATAATTTTACAGCGACATCGGGCGATACTTTTAAGATTGCACTGTATACAAGCTCTGCAAGCTTAGATGCAACCACTACTGCTTTTAGCACGTCAAATGAAGTTTCAAACTCAGGTACGTATAGTTCTGGTGGAGGCACTTTAACTAGCGTAACTCCAACAACATCTGGAACTACTGCTATTTGTGATTTTGCAGATATTTCATTTACATCAGCTACAATTACTGCAAGAGGAGCTTTAATATATAATAGCTCTGATTCAAATAAAGCAGTTGCTGTTTTAGATTTTGGTGGTGACAAGACATCTACAAGTGGAACATTTACTATTCAGTTTCCAGCTGCTGATGCAAGTAACGCTATATTAAGATTAGCATAGGAGAAAATTTAAATGGCATTAGTCATTAATGATAGAGTAAAAGAAACAACTACTACTACAGGCACAGGTGCCGTATCACTTGCTGGTGCAGTTACTGGTTTTGAAACTTTTGCTGCAGGTATTGGTAACTCTAATACAGTATATTATTGTATAGCACATCAAGACCAGGCGGAGTTTGAAGTAGGCCTTGGAACTTTAGACGGAGACAGTTCTGATTTAACAAGAACTACTGTAATATCTAGTTCTAACAGTGATAGTGCTGTTAATTTTAGTTCGGGCACCAAAGATGTTTTCTGTACTCTACCTGCAAGTAAATTAATATTTGAAGACGGAAGCAATAATGTAGCTTTTGGTGGAGCTGTAACAGGCGTTACAAATCTTACAGCATCAGGTGAATTAGATGCGGCAACTTTAGATATTTCTGGTGATGCAGATATTGATGGAACATTAGAAGCCGATGCCATAACAGTTAACGGTACAACTTTAGCTGAAGTAATTTCAGATACAACAGGTGCTATGTTTAGTAGTAATACTGAAACAGGTATTACAGTTACATATCAAGATGCTGATAATACAATTGACCTGGCTCTTAGTGCAGCTCAAACTACAATCACATCTTTACTAGCCACAGATATTAAAATAGGTGAAGATGATCAAACAAAAATAGATTTTGAAACTGCTGATGAAATACATTTTTATGCGGCAAACGTAGAACAAGTTTACTTAGGTGACAATATATTTGGTCCGCAATCTGATAGTGATGTAGACCTAGGATCTACAGGTGTTAGATGGAAAGATGCTTTTGTAGACTCTTTAACAGTTACTGGTGATATAAGTGTTGGGGATGATTTAACTGTTGAGGGTGGTGTTATAGATGTTAAAAACACAGGAACACAATCTGTAGTAAGATTTTACTGTGAATCATCAAACGCACACTATGCACAAATTCAAGCTCCTGCCCACTCAGCTTTTTCAGGTAATGTAACTCTTACTTTACCTGCGGCTACCGACACATTAATAGGCCGTGCAACAACTGATACTTTAACAAACAAATCAATAGATTCAGATAACAACACAATTACAAACATTGTAAACGCAGATATTAAATCAAGTGCAGCGATTGCAGATACAAAATTAGCTACAATATCTACTGCAGGTAAAGTAGCATTAACAGCATTAGAGATTGATGGTGGTTCAGATATTGGAGCAGATTTAACAACATCTGATTTAATTATAGTAGACGATGGTGCAGGTGGTACAAATAAAAAAGCCGCATTATCAAGAGTAGTAACATTAATGTCAGC